CTGCTACCTGACCACCAATATCATTTACTTCAATCAATACCTCTGCTTGATTATAACTTGTTGCAATCTTATGAATAATTTGTGGAAAGACTAAAGGTTTAATTTCATTGTTTCTATATTTTGCTACAATTTTATATGGTATACTAGTTGCGTCTGTTACAACAAAAGCGCTGTAATCATTTATTGTTCCTCTTGCAACATCAACAGTCAAAACATATCTACAACCTTTTTTAGGCATTTCATAAACATCTAAACCTGCGTTAGATTGTTCAGGTATAATATGAGACATTGTTCTTAGCTTAGAACTATTAATAAGAGTATCAACACTACCTAAAAATTCACATTCAAACTCTGTTCTAAATTGTTGTTCACTTGTATTTTTTATTGTTTCTGCTTTCCATTTTTCATCACGACCTGGCACCTCTGACCAATGCACTTCAATAGGTTTATAACTATTACGTTCATGTATTGCGTCATTCCATAATTTGTAAAACATATTCATTCCGTGTGGAGTGGATACTATCATAACTTTTGATGATTTACCAGATGATATAGTAGGATAAACTGAACTAAAAAATTGCTCTGCAATATTATTTGGTACATAAGCAAACTCATCTAAAAATATTACATTATAAGAACCACCACGAACAGCACTTGATGATGTTGCGGCCGCAAGTATTCTACTACCATTCTCTAATTCTAAACTACCTTTGTTCCAATTAATAATACCTTGTTGTAACCATTTGGGTAAATTTTCATATGCAAGTTGTAATCGACCTAATAAGTCTCTAGCAATTGCAGCTTTGTTTGCAAGTATAGCAATATTTACATTAGGATTAAATATGGCATAGTGTAATAAGTATGCAATGATTGTTGTTGATTTACCAGTTTGTCTAGGCAACTTACATATACTAAAACGATTATTATGAAAAGTGTCAACCATTTCTTTTTGAAAATTGTATAACTTAAATGGTTGCAATCCGTGATCAAGTGTAACTATTTGAATATAATTCGCAATAAAATAAACAGGGTTTTCTTGGCAACGTAAAAATTCTTGTACTTGTTTTTTGGTAAATCTTACTTTTTGATTCGCAGCTTTTAAATTTGGATTACCTAAATAAGTTTTATTTTCCATTTTTCTTTATCAATTTCTGTAATTCTGCTGTTGATCCTACAAATAAATTGTTCTCTACTTTATTAGGTGCCTTTACAACCTCATCATTTAATTTTTTCATCTTCTCTTGTAATACCAAAAGTTTTTCAGTCACTTCACCTACATTTTTAATTAGCGTGCCCGCTACTTCATATGCTCGTGGGTGGTCCGTGTCTTTCGCCAATTGCACAATACCATCTATGGCGTCTTGACCTCTTTCAACAAGATTGTAAAGATTTTCCCTACTATATTTGTAGTCACTATCTATATCCTCTTTTTCTTTAGGACGTGGTATAACTGGTTTATTCTCAACAGGTACGACATCTTTTTCTGTAATGTCTAGTATCTCGTTGAGTTTATCCTCAACCCTTTTCATTAACTATCTTTATCTGTGCCAGTAGCAGGATCGTAAGTATTTGCGTCTTGGAAAAAAGAAAGCTCTTCGTTAAAACCAAAGTTATCATCAGCGTCTGCTGTTGAAGGACTAGGTGAAACTTTATATCTTTGTTCTCTCTTAGGTGAGTTAACAGGCATATCTGTGTATTGATCAACTTGAACTGTTTTGATAACTTTGCTACTTGTAACTGGTCCGTATAAGTACATCTTTGCTGTAAAATTTAAGGTATACATAATAACTCGTCTTTCAGTAAACTCACCATCATAACTATCTTCATATGATACATCACCTAAAACAATAGGCACATCTCTTACGACTTCTAATTGTGGCATAACGTTTAGCGTTATAGTATAGTCTGGTTGAAACATTGGTAATATTTGTTCTACTACTTGTAATGCGTCTTCACTATTTTTTGCCATTGCAAACAAACTAAAACCAACATTGTATGGTACAGGCATGTAAGATTGTTGTAATGATTTAGCGTCTGCCCCTTTTACTTTTTTAAACTTTTGTATTCTATTTAATTTTCTTGCTGGGTCGTATTGTAGTGTTGTCATTTCAAAACCAATACGTGGCAATGTTAATGCTGTTGTTGTTGGATTTGCAGCTGTTCTTGCTGAATCTTGATCAATACGAGTTAAGAATTTTTGTTTTGGTCCATATGCCAAAGGTACTTTCATTTTTTGTATTGTTTTACCTGTTGAATTTTTACGATAAACGTATAAGTCATTGAATAAAGTACCAAATGCAACAACGGTCTTTCGTATCAATTCATGGTATTGTGCGTCTTTAAACATTATATCTCCTAATTACTTGGATCGCCAAATGGATTCTTTTCTGTGAAATCAAAGATATCGTTATCTGAATCGAAATCATCAAGTCCAGCAGCTGCGTCAAAGGCAGCATTATCTGCACCACTTGGGTCCGTTGCCATATTTTCTGTAACAGCGTCTTCTAGTAATATATATTCGATATAGTTTGGATCATCTTCGTATATAATATTATCGCTGTCTGTTTCATCTATTAAGTATTCACCTGCTTCAGTCAATACTGCTTCTATGTCACCTGTTATACTTTCTGAAAGTAAAGCACCAGATGAAGTTGTGCCACTTTCTAATGATATTTGATTTTCCAATACATCCATAGTTACTGAATCCAAACGGTCATCAATATCTGTAACACCTGTCTCAACGCTTTCTGAAGCGTATTCCCACATAGAACATTTAAGTTTAAATATAGGAAGGTCATTGATTTGATACATAGGATCTTCATCCTCAACAAAATCAATTTGGAAAAACTTTTTGAATCGTGATAACCAAATGATATCACCTTCTCTTGGTCTATTGATTGAAAGAGTGTTTGATGTATTATCAACCAATATTTCAAATGTTCGTCTTGCAACCACAAGAGTTAATTCATCTCTTACTTCTAAACCAAACTTACCTACTAAATCACCTTGACCTGCAAAACCATTTACATCTTCTACATACATTTCAATAGCATATGCGTCTGTAAATTTATCTACGCTATTTCCTAAAACACTATCTCTAGTTATTTCTTCTCTAGGCAAATAGTAAGTATCTTGACCATAGATTTTTAATTGTTCTATAATTAAATCTTCGTAAAGATTTTTTTCTGCGTGAGTTCCATGACTGAAATAAGTATTTCTCATGATTTACCCTATCATGTAGTGTGGCGGTAATTCGTATGCTAATTGTATTTGCTCTTCAAGTCTATTAATTTCTTCTTGGGCTTGTGTGTAAATTTGTTCGCCGTTCATTTGAACACCACCTAACATAGCTACACCTTGAAACTTAGAAAGATTTTGCCCCCATTGTTTTTTAACTAATTGTATAAGATATTTTTTTAAAAATATATCATCAAATACATCGCTGTAATTTGAACCATCCAATTTACGATAACATTCTATAATCATATAATCACCTGCGTCAACATCATGTTGCCAATCCATATCAATATATAATCTATTAGTATGTGCATTAAATCTAACAGGTCTTTCACCAGTAAGAATATGATCTAATAAATCTAAATGTCTTAGTGTCATATCATAGTGTATAATACTTGTAGATGAAAAATCATACAAGTCATTTAATCTTAATTGATATCGTACATCAAATAAATTTAATGCAGCTTTATCTGTAAATGGAAATACTTGAACTACGGACATAACATTAGAAGGCATAGGTATATAATTTTTACCTTCTTTAAAAATTGCTGTAACTGAGGAATCTCTACTATCTGTAACAGTAGATAATGTTTCATCACTTCTTGCTCTTGTAATATCATCTGCTGTAACTTGATATTTAAGATACATTCTTTCCACACCATCATAATGATACTGAGCAAAATATTGTAATGCTTCGTCTATTCTATCCTCTACTTGATCATCTTCAACATTTATCTCAATAACAGGTTTACCTAATGCTCTTAGGGCGTACTGTTTAAGTGTTTCTCTTGTTGTAATCGGGTT